ATAATCAGCAATTCTTTTATATTTTTCATCACTATATGAATACAACTCTGGAGTTAATGTTAATAAACCATTTTCACTTTTTAAAAAGTTTTTGCATGGAAAAGTATCGGTTTTATATTCTCTGGTTATTCTTACAAATTGTACCCATGATCTATTGTCGCCAGTAATTGATAATTCATCAAAAAATACATAATTTATAACGAATTGAATACCATTCCCAATACCAGATTCCGGAACAAAAGATACAACTTGTCTAAATTGTTTTTTGCCATCACCACTTACAACTACGACATAACAATCATCAGGATTTGTTGCACTGAATGTTACATCGGAAGGAGCTTGAGCATAGTATGTTACCTTGTCAACGCTTATTGATGTAACCGGGAATATTTTTATGTCACTTTGAACGCCTGTGAAAAAAAACTCTTTGTATGTTTCCTCATCATAGGTATCATCAGTACGCACAAACTTTGCAATATTATTTATCTCGGCTGTAGTTGTCTCTACCCCATCGACAATCTTGCTCAATACCGGAGTATGCTTCCCAAACGTCACCGGAATAGTCACGCCTTCGCTTGTCACGGTTCCGATATTAGTTTCACGCTTATAAAGAGAGTTTTTCAAATTAATCGTGAATGTCGTATCACCCCATTTAATATCCTCTACCACTCCGGTGAATCGCGTAGTACGTGCAACCGAATCGCTGTCCGCTGCTGTACCTTCAAACTCCGTGATCGTTGCCGGAAGCCCTATCAAGTTCACGCCTAAATCGTCAAGGTACGTTTTAAGGCTTTCCGCGTTTGTTGCGCGTACCGTTGCGCCTGAGTATTGCACTATGTTTCCACCGCGTGAAAGGTCGCTGCTTTCGGTGATCTCGCTTATGCCATTTTTAAGCAGTATGTCACTCGCCCATGTTTCGGCAACTCCGACAAGTGCGGCTTCGCTCCATCGCAAGTATGACGTGCCAGATACGGTGTATAGTCCGAGTGTAGCGTCTTCGTTGAACTCTTGACCGAGAGATATTTGTACCGCTTGTATTATTAAGTTTGCCATCTTATCCCTTTACGGTGTCGCAACAAATTTCTTCGTCACTCCGCCAACGGTTATTTTTAGCGAATCATTTGACAGAGTGATATTTGTTATTCTGCCACCTCTACAAGTTGTATTCTACCAACCCATCGGATAGAATCCGATACCGCAGCAGAAGTTGACTGAGTAATAAGTAAATACCCTAATGTGCTCGCGGTAACGTTGCAATCCCATCCAGTAGGAGCGTTAATAGTTGTTTTATTTACGGAGCCAACAAGAGCAGTTGTTGTTGAATCAGCATTTCTTTTTATTGCTCCTTGAAAATTCCACGATCCATTTTCGTCTGCCGTTTGAATATTTCGCGCAATAACTTGTATATTAAAATTCCATGTAGTGTTGTTTGGCAACCTAATAGGATTTGACGTTCCACCGTTTAAATCTAGGTTATTAGTTTGTTGCCCCACAGATAGTTTACGAGCTACTAAATCCGATATTTGAGCGTCACCTTTAGCGGTAAAATAGCTTGACGCATGAGACTTTTGACCCCATAAATAGGCATTCGATTCCGACCCAGAAGCAAATGAAAATCTACCGGAAGCGTCTAAATTCTCACCCATTGCAAAACTATAAAGACCTGAAGCTGTTGCAGACTCGCCGGTTGCCAAAGAAGTAGAACCACTCGCTGTATTACTCGATCCTCCAATAACTATGGAATTTGCTCCACTTGACACATTAGATGATCCGCCGCATATTATTGATCGCAATCCAGTTGCGGTATTATTATTTCCTCCACCGACAAAAGAATTTCGAGAACTATCCATATATTTTGTAGAATCTCCAGAAACATTGTACTGCCCACCTGAAACAACGGATGCTGTTCCAAACGCACAGTTGCTCCTACCACCAATAATAGACGAATAATTACTTGCTGCGTTATTTGTTGACCCACCACCGATATGAGTATAAATACCTGTTGCGGTATTTGTTTCACCACCGCAAATTGATGCACTGTTGGCAGATGCAGTATTGCTATTACCACCTGAAATTACAGCAAATTTACTTATGGCTTTATTAGCAGAACCGCCACCAATGAACGGGGACTTAGAGCTATCTTGATGTATGGTAGAATCCCCAGCTAAATTGCTTTGCCCACCGGATATTGTTGCATATATCCCATAATTCTTATTGAGCCTACCCCCAGAAATTGAGTTATAATCATCATTATTTACATTCTGTAACCCGCCACCTATATGAGAGTTTGCGCCGTATATAATATTTGTTGTCCCTCCACACATAGAGCTATAACGACCGTCAATTAAGTTATCGTATCCCCCTGAAATTGTTGAAAATAATTTATAAGCCTTATTTGAACCACCGCCACCGATAAATGCCGAACGGCCACTATCTGGATTCGTTTCGGTCGAGTCCCCAACAGTATTATTTTGTCCGCCTGATATCGTGCCATAGTTGCAAAAAGTTTGATTTAATCTGCCTCCAGAAATTGAATTATAGTTGCTATTGGTTTTGTTGTACGATCCACCACCTATAAAGCTATGCGTAGCACCAGTATCAATAATATGGTGTGATCCACCGGCTATAGTCGACGATATCGAATTGTACCGTATCTGGTTATCGTAAGCCCCTCCGATAATTGATAGTTCTGATAGACTATCTATACGATTTACAAAACCAATTGTTCCACCGTGGACAACGCTTGACCGAGCTTTTATTATATTGCCAGGATATCCAATGTTTGCAGAAGGTTCGCCTCCCCTTATTTCAGTTGTCAATCTGTTTTCAAAGGTGCTTTTCCCGTAATTAAAAATTCCACCGTTACTTATATCATCCCAATCCCCGCATGAATATATTATTGCATTTGTATCGAGCGAGATTGTATCTCCATTATCAGGTATTAGCTTTGCGCCATTTTCAAAATAGCAAACTCCATAGATGGTAAGATTAGACGCTACACGATATTTTTTAGTAAATACTTTTTTAATAGTTATTGCTGACATTTTTTTAAGGTGCCGATAATCATCTGTTACACTATCACCATTCGCCCCCCACCACTCCGGCCTCACCTCACCTTTAAGCCCTATCACCGTGAGAGAATCCCCAAAGCACCCATCCGAAAACTTCCATCCGCTGCCAAGAAATTCGAGCGTGTCGGTGCTTGAATTATTGTAGCTGGTAAACTTGGAACTTCCGAGCATTGACGCTTTGAAAGTTGCCGGTATTTGAAGCTTTCCGCTAACAGGTAGAATACTGTTTATATAATGTGTTTCAAAGTTCGATGCCCCAACCTGGGCAACACGCTGATTGAAAGTTGTAAATGATGTTGTCGGAGTGCTGACACCCTGCTTCACATCAACTGCAAAACCAATTGTAAACAAAGATAAAACTAATAATAGCTTTTTCATGATAGCACAAATTCCCCTTCTGGATAATAAGCCTCTCCGTCTTCGAAATATATTTCTTTATTGCTGTAAACAACCGCAGGAATATACGATTTTTTCCACAGTTTTATACTCGTTTTGAACAGATTAAAATTGTCGTGCGTTATAATTATTTCATTACTCAAAAGTTTGCAAGTATACTCTCCACCTTCTCCCCCATTAAGCCCTACGGAATCGCATCCTATGCCGAATAGCCAAGTATTGCGCGGTGCGTTTATTACTATGTCTCCGTTGCGTATTGTTTGCAGGTAGGTGATTAGTGCAGCTGCGTTACCTGGTCGCATTTCAAGCGCAAGATTAGTCTCAATCACATCGCACGAAGTCCCGATGTCCACCGATGAAACCACGCCCCCGCGTGATACCTCGCGGATGATCGAGAAATCATTGGTAACATCGGGAAAAGATTGAACCGGTCGAAGTGTCGTGACCGTGCCTATTTGCAATGACCCTTCATTTTCGGCAGCAACCGGAGTATATGCCGGTGCTGTCACAAGCATGAGTGATATTTTGTTGCTATGCTGAAGGTACGGATTTAATTGCGATTGTCCTGGCTTATAGTTCACCACTGAGCAAACGAAGTCCCCAGAATCGCCTTTATCTGGAAGAAACGGGAAGAAGCCGCTATCAAGCCCCAGCGACATAGTGATATTATTACCGCGCCCCTTTGTAACATCGTTCAAAAACGCATACAATGCGCTCTGTTGATAGTCAGGTAGCAACCATGTATCTATATCGCACTGCCTCGAATCGTAGATTGTGCCATCGTCCCTGATCTTATACGCGCCATTTACGCGCGAATAATGCAGCCCCATGCGCAATGTACTCGTATACATAAAGTACGGCTGCTTAATCGTAACGCTGCTTGATCCTTGGCTTAACGTAATGCTCATATCTGCCTTGCCAATCGGTTCTGGATATCACGCACTAGTTGATCACCTTGACCGCTTCTAAGCTGTGCCCTAAGTGTTTCTGTGATGTTTCCTGAGCTGTCCATGATAGTCACGTTCATCGAGGCGTTTGTGGTCATGTTGCGCGTTTGAGTGTTATTGTATACCGATGCCCCGCGCGGGAGGTTGACGTATTCTGGGCCATTCTCACCGACAAGCGACATACCACCGCCTTGGTATGCTGTTCCGGTAGCGAATTTAGCGTTGCTAATTGCTACCTGTTGAGCGATACCCATTGCAGCGGCGAAACCTACAGCAACCGGATTAGGTAGAGCCTTGGTAATTGCAACGGCTGTATTGATAAACGCCTCGACACGCGCGATATTCTTTTTCTCTTGTGCGCTTCGCTTGTTTGCTCCGGCAATGGCAGAGAATAGTTGGCCAGCTCCTGAAATACCGTTAACAATCTGAACACGTCTATTTTCTTCCGCTATTTTTGCCTTTTCTTTTTCGTCTTTAACCCATTTTTTAAAACTCTCTTCAGCTCTTGCATCTAATTCATCTTGCATAACCGTATTTATATAAACGATATTTTCTGCTTTTTTTCTTTCAAGCTCAATCTTTGCATCAATCTCTTTATTGTGTATATCCATTTCTGGCGATTCGCCTTTAACCGTACCGCCAACCATCCAAGAGGGGGAAGCAGCAAGAGCTTCAGCTTCTTTTTTTGCCTTTTCGCTATTTTCTTTATTTATCTTTTGCCGTTCTCGTTCATTGGATAGCCTTTCTGCTTCTTTCCTTGTAATTTCTGTTTGTGTTTCAAGTTCTTTTTTCTTTACTTCTGCGGCCTTATTTGCCTCTAAAATATTAGTCCCGGCAAGCGACCGCCCTAAATCATACCAAGCCTTAAACCAAGCTTTAGGAGCTTCAGAAACTACTTTACCAACTTTTTCACCGATATTTTTCATTGCTACTTCATATTGATCGAAAGAATCTTTTGCCGCAGCTACGGCAGTAGCTTGGTTCAAAAATTTTGCATTCAATCCAAGTATTACACTATCAATTCTTTCAACGCTTCCTTTTGCACCGTCAACTGATATTTTAAACCGTCCAAGTTCTTCACTATCATCGGATATTCCTCTGGCAACCATATTGGCCGCGCTTGCCATATCCATACCTGTAGCCGCTGCAAGGTCAAGCACTGCCGGAACAAGCCTTTTAATCTGTTCCTCGTTTTTCACATAGTTTGCAAGTTTTATTTGTACCGCTGTTATTTCTTCATTATCTACTATTAATTTTCTACCTAAAGCATCGGCCTGTTCATTTAAAGCCTGAGAAGTATATCCAAGTGCTGTCCTTAATTGCATTTGCATTTGAACAGATTCTTTGTATTCAAGTCTTGCGCTTTTTAAAAAACCTGTTACTTTGGTTACAACCTCAAAACCAGCATAAGCCAATACAGCGCCTTTAATCGCATTGACAAACGATCCCTTAATCTCATTCCCCAAACTCGCAAATGCGCCCTTGCTCTCGGCCAACTTCTTGTTAGCCGCACCGAAATTAGTTTCCATGTTCGAGCGTATCGCTTTGATCTCACTTGACATCTCGTCTATGAGCGATAACTTTACAACTACTTCTTCATCAGCCATAATCTACCTATTTTCCTAAATTATTCGCATTGTCAATTTCTATCTGTTCGCGCTTATTGCACATAAACCCACAAATAGAAAAAGCCTCCAGTAGTCCCGAAGGCTGAAAATATCTTCCTTTATTATCTGGATACATCATGCTGTTTGTCGCTTTCCAATGCCAGAAGTAAGGAAGCACTCTATTAATATTTTGATCGCTACAGAAATTAACAGGGCACCAATCTATATGGAAAAAACCCCAGCTTATCATTTTCCTGCTTCGCTTTGCCGCTGGTGCCCTGCAAATTTCACACCCATCCAATCCGCCACAGGTACAATCTATCTGAATCTTTTGCTTTGTCTTACGTTTACATCCCCTAATCTTCTTTTGTTGATCGTTGCAATTAGCGCAATTATAAATCAGTGAGAACGGTTTATATTGTATCAAGATTGCAACAATTAACTTTTTTTTTCCTCTGCTGTAAGTCTGTTCGCTTGATTCCAGAACTTGATTATTTCGGCCTGCTCATCGCTATTGTAATCGGCTTTCGGAGAGATAAGAATTTTCTCTATGAAAGCATCAATCACTTTGAGCCTGTCCTTGTAATCAAGCTTTTCATCATAAATGTCGAACATCTCTTTTTCGAGTGATCCGGTTTTCGGCTTAAACTTCCAGACCACTCCGTCAACGTCTTTATGCTCTACTGATTCTTTCGATGATACGGGTATCATGCGTATTCACCTTTCTTTTTAGGTTATTGTTTAGGTCGCGTCATTTATTGCGATTGTGAAATCGTTATCAACAAACGTCCCGGTAATTTCATAGGTCTGCAATCCGTTGTCTTTGCCTACCTTTATATCACGAATCTCGCTCTTGTTTGATCCGCTAGTAATGCTGACAAGGTAATTGGTCGCATTGCCGAACTTGATCGTTGTAGTGGCAAGCGTTCCGGCAGCCATTCCGGTAAACGGATTCTTCGCGCTTGAATCTTCGATGTAAACTGTTGCGCTCCACTCTGCTTTTTTATTTGTAATCATTGATTGCAAATATCCGCTGTCATCGCTCATGTTCTTGATAAGCTGAACATCGTTTCCACCCTTAATGCTGAATTTCAGGATTGTCATTGCAGTACCGTTAATGGTCTGCGTGGCATTCTTCAGCATTGCAGGAGGAGCGCCAGCTATTGCGGCTATTGAATCTGTTAAATACGTGCCAGCCGCTGGCACTCCGTCAGGTACTCCCTTGCCAGTGAATGTACATACGACTGGCTTTCCAACCTCACCAGCAATCTCATAGTCGAACATTACGCTATGCGCCTTGGTGATAATAGCATCGCCAGCCGTCTTGTCTCCAGAGTATCCCCAGAGCGTCATATCAAGCCAGTTGGCAGGGATAACGCTTGTCGGTGTCCATGAATGCTTGCTTGTGGCAAGTGCATAGACCATACCGCAACAATTGAGAAACTTGCCAACATTGGGCACGGTTGCGCTTCCTGTTGGAATGATCGGCAACGATACCTTGCACTCAACAGAGCTTGACCCTGCAACGCCCTGTGGATTACCGAATATGCCTTGAGCAAGAGCCTGATCGGCAAACTCTTTTTTGTACTCAAGCGAAAAAGTATCGTCAACGGTAATGAAATCCGCTGCCGCAGGTGTTGCTTTCGTGCCTAATGCGCTTTGCACTTTGGCGGTAAGCAGTTTTAACTTTTCAAACGATGAAACCATAGGAGCCTCCGCTTCATATACGCCGATTGACACTCGGCCTTGATAGGGTCTATTCTTTCCTGTTATATCGGTAGTATTCCACGATGAAATACTTTTAGTACCTGCATTGAATAAATCTGAATTCTTATCTATGTAAAGGAAATCATCATCGGTGCTTGTAACACTTGTAAAATCTGCGGTTGTTATTCCGGTTATATTGTCGGTAAGTATTGCACCGCTTGACGCTATAGAATTATCAGAATCGGCACAATTTGTTATTACATTTTCAGCACCGCCAGCGTCAAAGTCGCTTGCTACGCTACTAATTGACACAACATTTTTTAATGTAACATTTTTTGTGGCTGTAGTTGTCGGCAAGTCAACACCTTTTCCGCAACTATAAATAGAGCAGTTTTCTATTAAATGCTCTGTTCCTGTTGTATTTGCGTCTGATATTACAGCATTTATTCCAGTTGTAAAATTTGTGATTCTACAATTTAAAACACGCTCGATATTTTCCCATCGATGTAGCTTTATAGCAGATATTGCCGGGGTAGTATTTCCACAACCAATTATAGTCAGATTTTTTAATTCTAAAAACCCGCCTTCTGTAGAAAAGTATGGAGCTAAAAGCAAAAACCCTGCTGACATACCAGTACCTGAGCTTGTTACATTTATTTTTAGTCCATCGACATATATTTTATCGTCTGTTGTGGTAGGATTTTTTAATAGAAATTGATAAGGTAAACTTGTTGATATTGTATAATTTCTTGTTGTATCGACAAACGTTATCGAATGTCCATTAACATGAACCTGAGGAACTCCGCTACCGTAATTTATACCTGTATTTTCAGTAAATGCACTAATTATTGTAAATGTATAGTCATCAGTTAATGCACCAAGCGAAACAAGCCAATTCCATACAAGGCCAATGTCTGCATAGTCTCCACCTGTTCCTATAGTCTTATTAATCATTTACAATCTCACGTATTATGAAAGTAGCAATTCCATACAGTTTCTAATTTAGTCGGGAAAAACGTATCATTCCGCTGAGTATTTATCTTCTCCGCTGAAACGAACGACAAAAAAGCTTCTTTTGACAATGGGAAATATCCGGTAATTGAATTAGTGCCGAATAGTTTCATAAGATCACTAAGGCAATTATCAAGCGCTGCATCGGCTGTAAACTCTGGTTTTACGCTTGCCGATGGTGTAATTTTTTGATCTATTGTAATAGTAATTTCAGCATTGCACATTCCATACAAGCCCTCTATACCGTCAGCCTTTGAGAACTTGCGGTATCTTACAATTGCAGAAGGCCAGCTTGTTTGCAAAGCCTTATCCGGCTCATTCAATTGTGACCAGTTGTAATTATAGCCGCCAGCAGTGGTCATGCCATCAATAAGAGTGGCGATCTCACCTGTGATTGTAGTTATTCGTGCAGCCATTGCATCATATCCAAATCTGACCGCCGCCTATACGGTCGGAAGGTTCAAGGTCTGCCGATTCGTAGTAAAACATATTCTTTGTCAAATTTGGGCGAAGGAAATTGCACTTCTGAAGGTAGTAATCAAGTTTTACCTTGTAAACTTCCTGTTCTGGAATGTCGATAGTGTTCTCACCAAAGCAATCTTGACATACTAAATAGCAGTAATACGCAATAGCGTATTCTTTGATCTTATAATGGATAGGAGTATTAATATCGGTTGAAAGCAACCCGCGCTCTTGTGCGATAGATTCAATTTCAGCGTCGGTATTCGCAAGCCAAGTGGCAAGCCTGCCATCATTGCCGCTTATGAAGTTACGCACAAGGCTATCTGTTACATCTGTTGCCGGTACTATGTATGACATTATAACCCCACCGCGTCAAAGATTCGTTTTGCTGCTCCGCGCACACGCGCAAGGAAGTATGGCTTTTGTCGGTCAAAGGCTTGAAATAAAAATGGATCGGGCTTTGTGCCTGGATGATTGACATAACCTTTACCTACGATATTCGCACCGGCATTCTTTAGGTCTCGCCAAACTTCTCTTAAATACCCGCCTTCACCGTATGCCTGTTTAGGAACAAACCACTTTTGACCACCTTTTACAAAGAATAAAGCCGCTTTGTTTTTAGGTCTAATAACGTGCGGTTTTGTTCCGTCATGCACGTACTTTCCGTATGGTGCAACACTCTCCTCAAGCCAAACTTTGCCACTTAAACCGCTTTGCTCTACATCTTGCTGTACTGATCTAACCAATTGTCCTGTGTGTCCAGGTGCTTGACTAAACCTATGATGCAACCGCGCATCAATCTGTATCGCTCTAAGGCTTTTGTTCAATTCCGTCCGCAATTCTTTAGCTGCAACAATCGGGATTTTCTCAAAAGCCTTAGACAGCTTTTTATAGTCGATCTCTGCGGTGAATTGCATTACTTGGCCTTTACGTTAAACGTAATGACATACGGAGACGACACCGAAGCCGTCCCCGTATAGTTCACCGTCCACACATTAACCAAGGATTGTGATGATTGCATATTGTTTCTGAGCGACAAAACCGTAAGCCTGAGCATATTCGTACTTGCTCATACCCTTACCACGGATCTCGATCAGCGTACCAGGATGACCGTACTGGTCGATCATTGGAGCAGTTCCGACAACTTGACCACCGACATTGCAAGCAACAGGGCGAATGATAGAAGCAATTGCACTGCGGCTGAAAGCAAAAGAAGGTGTATAGGCTGACCCAATGGTGATCTCGTCATTATCAACGTGAGCAACCAAAAGGCCAGAATCGTTAATTACGATTGATCCGCTTGTAGAAGTCGAACCAGTACCGACAACGTACTTATTCGTGTCGGCAGTTCCAGTTCCGCCACCGCTTCCAATGGTGATAACGTCGCCGGCAACGCAACCAGTAGAATTAACCGTGCCGCCGTCAAAAGTAAGCGTCTTCAAACCGATTGCGGAAGTAGCGTCAAGCTGGAAGCCAGTCATTGCACCGGCAGTGGTTGCACTGATTCCGAAATCCTCAAAAAGCTCAAAGCCTGCTTCCATTCCGAGCATTCCAGTTTTCCGAGCATCGCCACCATTGAGTGATGCCTGTTGAACTATACCAAGGTTGCGGAAAGCAAGCCAAGCAGCCGAAGAAAGCACGCACACGAGATCGTTCTGCGGTGCGCCATTGCGCTTGAGTTCGTACTTTGCATTCTCAAGAGCGGTAATGTCGCTTGCAAAAGGAGTCGTTCCAGCCGTACCTGTTGCACGTGAAGCACCAGTTTTCAGAGCGGTAATGAGAGCCGCGCCAACAGTCGAGGAAACTGCACGCTGAGCCTGTTGAATGTTCTGCTGCATATAGTTCTCAAAGGCAACGTCACCTGTATTGAGCAGTGCGTTTTTCTCTTCGTCAGTGATGTTGAAATACGAAGATGCACCGGCAGGTGTGAGAGTTACCGAAGTCGGAGTCTGGTCGCCGTTCGCGTTCTCATACATCGAAGGAGTCCATGCACCGGCAGTCTGCGCGCCAATCTGCGTTATTTTTAACGGTTGACCGATTGCAACCGGGACATTGGAAACGTCAGGGCGAATCGCATCAAGTGCGCCACGTACTTCTTTGGGAGCCGAAGAGAGAGGCCCCCATACTGCATTAATCAGAGCTGTCAAAGTATTAGCCATACATTACCCCTTTACTGTTGATCCAACACCTTACCGCCTGCCTGCATAAACGCTTGCTGCGTAGGTATCGGAAGTTTTTGAAATTGATCGACTGAAATTTGTTTTACCTTATTTACATCAACCCTGTTTCCGGCACTTCCACCGCCCGGAATTTGCTGCGAAATCACCAAGTCAGACCGCTCTTTTGTGAACTGATCTAAGTATTTTTTACCGTCAATCAAGTCGGTTTCATCTTGCCCGACAAAAACGATCTGGTCGTTATCATCAAGCTTGACTTTACCTTCTCGTATCCAGTCTTTTATCACATAATCATGTCCACGTATTTTGCCATTCATTTGCTCAGACAATTGAGAAGTAATTTTTGCATTTCGGAATTTAGTCTGCGCCATTTCCGCCGCTTTTTCCTTCTCTGCCAATTGCGCCCTAAGAGCTTCGGTTTCTTTTTTTGCACTTGCTCGAACCTCTGCCATAATTGACGCTTTCAAAGATTCAATATCCTTCACACCTTCAGGCTGTTTCACGGTCTTGAGTTCAGAAACTTTTGCCTTTATTGTCTCTACAGGATCTTCACCGAAATCTTCAATACCTGCTGCTTCCCTCAAAGCATCTTTAAGACGCGCAAGCTCTTGAATCAACTTGGTATTTTCAGCTCCCTTTTTCTTGGAAGTATCAATACCTTTTTTCTGTTCAGCTTGAATAGCAGCGTTAATGATTGCCGCTTTCTCTTCTCCAACTTCGGACAAAATTTCCTGTAAATCCATAATCTGAACTCCTTGCCTCTACGGGCGGTTTTTGCACCTCTACGGGTACGGTTTACTATTTGTCACCTCTACGGGTGTTTATAACAAAAGGGCAATAAAAAAGGCAGCACAATAAGATGAGTAAGCATCTTACTATGCTGCCTTAGAACTTCTTACAGCTCCACCGAGTGCCCCCGGCTTTACTGCCCGATTATCTCAAAGAGCAATCAAATTACTTTTTTACTGGCTTTTTTCTTCCTTTACCTGTTCCACAAGGCATTTTTCATTCTCCAGTTTTTCAGATTCTTTTATGCTATTGACTAACCAATTTTTTATCTGCATTACTTCGCGGATTGATCCTTCTATACGTTTTGACTCTTCGTACAATTCATCAATACGCTTATCAAGCAATTCAACTGTTATCATGCCGGGACATCCGCAAAAACAGGAATGTATCCGGCGGTATTTCCAACACGCACCTTGATAATAAAATTAAGTGCATGACTGTCAATTGAATGCGTGTTTGCAGCAGTTGCCCCGGTAGTATCGCCCCATACAAATGCGAAATCCCAAGTACCAGCTACAGGATTAGGCATGTGAACACAAGCCGCTTTCCCGGTATGAGTCCCGCCAAGGTCATTAGAACTTACCTGCAACCCGCCGATAGTCCCGCCGATTGTCGCGCCACTTGGCACGTCAATCATAGCATAAACACCGGCACTATTAGCAGCAACCGTCGCACCGCTCACGCTTTCATAATATCCCCATACGCCAGCTTTATTTCCTGTTGACGTATCGGCAGCGGTATTTTTCAAATGCCCCTGAATGCCATACATCGAACAATCACCACTCTGAGCGTAATTGATCAAAAGACGTGATTGTGCGGCTCGATATGCAGTTGCTGACAATGCAGCCCCTCCGCAATCGGCATATATTCCGACGCTTTTTGTTTTTGCGCTGTTGAGTTTATTTTCAGAAACAGAAGCAGTCGAAGAGAATGTTCCAACAGACATATTATACCCTACTGCGTTATCAGTAGGATGAATATTATTTTGATTTACCTTTAAAGCCATAAAACGCCTCCTGTAAATTGTTTAATAGGTAGCCGTTTGCATTACCTGACTATATAATAAACAATATAAATACATAAAACAAGAAATTATTATTTTCATGATTTCACGTTATGCAATTTGGCGCAATGATTTACACACCATTGAATGAAGGTTGAATTGTTCACACCGTAGCCGCGATCTTCTCTTTCGATTTGCTCCCGTATAACAGGTACTGCCATAAGCCGCCTCATGTTTTCCAAAAATTCAGGATGCCGAACAGACAGGGAAATAGTCAAGCTGTCTTTTTTAGTCTTCGCTCTCATTGCTCTCCTCGGTTATGCTATGACCTATCTGATAATAAAAATCATCGTCAATTTCTGGCTCATGTTTTGGCCTGTGAATAGCTTTGAACTTTGGCAATTCAATTTTCTGCTTATGCTTGTATGTGTTCGACATTTGCATCAAATCTTTTTTTGTATGCTATTATTTTTTCAAGGTCTTCAATTGTAAAATCACCATCTAAAACAATAAATCTATCATCAAATTCAAAATCAACATAAGGTGAACCCATTAGATTTCCAATGCACGAAAGTGATTCTAATAGCTTGCAATGATTGTTAAACTCTTCTTCATTTCCATTCATACAATACTTTCTTTGGTATAGTTGGCTTTTTTATTTATCCATTCTTTTGTATAATTTTTCCAACGCGATAAAATTATTTCAAGACATTTAGTATTCTTACAGTATGTATCTTTTTTTTCACAGTTATTACAATCGGCATTGTCATTTACCGCCATATAAAATCTCCTTTGATATTATTGCTTCTTTTTTTTCTTTAATTTTTAACCCATGTCTTTTAATAGTATCTTCCCAAGAGTTCTTATTTTCTTCAAACTCTCTCGCACCTTTTACACCAAGAATCTGTTTCCTTTTGCTCTCTGGCAATTTCTCAAGAAACTTTTTGCCACCATTTGGATCATAGTCCTTTGCGGTTGCTTGCTTTGCTTCATCGTCAAATACCTTTACAAGTGAGCAAAGACAATTGACGTGCACGGGGAAGCTCGGGGCTAAGTTTTTAGGGTAAACACCTGCTCCCATTCCATATAAATCAGCACCTGCAATGGCATCGCATTCATCCGGCTCTGGATGGCCGCTACTTAGCATGAACTTTACGCCTACTACATCATTGTTGTATATCGCATCGCTGAAAGCTGCATCACCATACGCCCTACCCATTTCAGTACGCGCTATTCGTTCTGCGTTATATCGCTCTTTGAAGTAACTTGTATACTTAATTGCTCTTTCAACCTGTGCCGCGCTTGATTTATTGGTAAGGTCTAAAATATCTTGATACGCTCTCCTCAACTTGCTTGTGTCCTGCCGAGTGAGAGTATTAATTCTCTTTTGCACCTTCGCAACTTCGCTCTTGAATTTGATATATCCTTCTGAATCGTCTGATAGAGCGTGTAACGTTCTGGCCTTGTCAATAATTTTCTGTATGTCTTTGGCAACATCGGCTTTCTGTATCCCTTTGTCGTGGAGAAATTGCGCTGCCTGCTGCATTGATTGCCCGGCTTTAATGCTTGCGCGTATATCGCTTTTGATCTCTGCAAGGCGGTTAAGATTGTTGACGCGCTCGCTCCATTTTTCTTTGTCAGTAGCTCCCCATGGTTTATATGCATATTCTGTATACCACGCCTTAAAGCTGTTTACCTTTGCCTTGCCTCTGATTGCAACGCCTGCTCCGATTGAAACAGCGTCAATTGTGCCAGTCATTAAATAAAACTTTAGTTCATCTGCGTATTTAGTACCACCATAAACTCCATCGACAATTTTACCTACATTTTTAATGTCAGTTTTAATACCAAGCACATTTACCAAAATATCAGATTTCACACCTGCAAGCTCACGATGGTTTTTAACGAATGCTAAAACTTTTTTTTGCAACTCATTTAATTTAGCCATTTTTTTTAGGCTCTTTCAATTTTAAAGCATCACGATGAAATACTATTGTATTTTTATACGTGTATCTTTGTTTTTTAAAAAACCTATATCGAAAATAATAATAAAAATCAATTAACTTCTTTTGGAGTTCATTGAGCGCCATTTATTCGTTTTTCTCCGGATCACCATAAATATCTTCGTCTTCTTCTTTTTGAATTTGCCACATATCCATTTTTGCTACCTCTAAAACACCAATTGCTTCTCCAAATGTCAAGCCTAATTCAGAGTATTTACTAATTACGTCAGTTATGTCATCGTGGAAGCCTTGTATCAATGGTTTTGCGCTCATATCTTTGACGGCCTCCCCCTTCCTCTTTTTGGCACTTCCTTTTCCTTCTGTACCATCATATACTCCAACGCCTGCACTCCATTAGCCCGTTTATCTTCTGGCTTCACGATGAACCTATTCCACTTATTCCGAACGAATGGAAATCTTCCGCACGTTTCAACGGTAATCAAAGCATGATCACCGTCTGATATAACGTCAATCACCCGCGACTTGAAACCTACCCATCGGCCTGTCATTTCCTTTTTTGCTGTTTCAAGGTCTTTCGCAAGGATCTCGAACGTTTCGATCTTGCCATTCCATACAAGTTTATCAACCATTATTTTTTATCCTTCTTTTTGATAAATGTTTTATATGGTTGTGTTTCTAATTGAAGTTCAAGGAAATCAAGTAACTTTTTAAAGTTATCTCTTAAAATTTCTAACGATCCAAATTCTCTGCGTACTTGGTTGAGCTTTTGATCATTATCAAATAAAATCCCAATTCTTTTTTCAACATCAGGAACAACACCATATAAACAATGAACGATGTCGTTAAATTGATGATGAAGACCTAAATAGTTTTCCTCTAAAATCTCAATACGCTTTTTCAATGATGGCCGATTGAATCCTAACATTATTTTGCCCCCTCCCTTTCTTTATCTTCTGGCTCTTCGCCTTCTTCCTCGTTCATTTCTTCTTTCATCATTGCCCCAATTGCATCTTTCTGCAACAGATCGGCTTCGATCTTGGCAATGATCTCTTCTACCTTGTCAGGATCATTCTTCCACATCACACGCGCAAGCTCTTTCATTGCCTCGATGAAAAGCGGAGTGCCCGGCAGCTTGTCGGCGATGTTAAGCATATCAGCCATGCGGATCGTTTCGGTATTAGGCTCAAAGTTCGTCGGGTAATTTGCGACATAGCCGAATGACGTATTGAGGTATTTTTCCACAAGCGCAATGATTTTATATTCGAGTTCTTGCGCCGCTGTTGCGGTATCTTTGAGTACAACCGCTTTCGTCTCGAAGTCCCACTGCTTTGCAAGCCCGCTCTGGCTCTCTTTTAGTCCGGTTATACCGTTTTGCTGCGCCTCGTTGCGTATCTCTTCCTTAAGCCGTTCACAATTGCCTATTACTGTTTTAAGACCTTCCTGCGGAGGCGCAGCATATCCAGGTGGAAACTTGGCATCGGGACCGCAGTCGATAAAATTCGTCGCTCCAGCCTGCAAACCATTCTTGCCCCAATTGCTCACATAAAGCAGGCTAAAAGTCTGGTATAGCTCACCCATGACAACCTGTGATTCCTTTTGAAATAACGAAAAGCACAAGTAAGCAAGGTTGTAAAATTCAGGATTCGGAAGCGTTCTTAAATTGCTTGAACGTGCAAAATTTAGCACTGGAATAACCGGCAGCACTCCGAGTCCATGAGTACCCTCCCCACTAATCACCTCGACATTATCAACGCCTTTAACCGGATTGTCGATGTAATATTCTTTCCAGTTCTGCGCGTCAAAATATCGGTAATAGTGTCTTGATTTACCTTTGTCGATCTCTTCTACACGGTCGCAAAAGGTTATTGACGTTAAGCCACCTTGTCTATTGCAATCCCATTCGTGTACTTCTTGCGGTGTCTTCTCGTACACGTAAGGGAAAGTACGAGTCGCAATATTGACACTCTCATCATCGCTTATCATATCAGATGGAAAATTCTCTACCACCACAAAAGTAATGGAGTTCAAGCGTGCGGTGGTGATAGAGTTTTTCACGAATGTCGAAAGGGCGGTTCCTGCATTGTCACAATTAGCAATAAACTGCTCACATCGTACATCGCCATTGTGAGTACGCTCAACCTTGCTATTGAATACCGGATTGATCATAGCGTCAATAATGGGTTTGAAAATGTTCACATAGTATGACATCTTGCGCCGTCTCTCATAGAACGCTTCACGGATTGACGGTATAAGGTATGAGCAATCGCGATACCCATGCGAACCATTATACGTATGATCCATGAAATCATAAACGCTCAATTGATGCACATCACGATAGGCTCCAGTGCTTTCAACCTGCCACTGATTAGGGATAGACTGACCCTCGCCTGTTGGCATTAGTTTATTGCCGTCTATGTTCGCATTTATTGCCGGTGATTCTATTGGATTTATTGACATAAATTATCCTTTCGATAATGAATTTACTTTGTCGATTAGCTCGTTGATTTTTTCTGCCATTAACAAATTGTGCCACGCAGGACGAATTGTTTCTAATTTATCAAGTTTTTCTATTGGCTTTTCTTCGTATTTTTTCTTGCACAAAAACTTTGATTGCCAATATTCAACTTCTTTTTTAAACTGCTCAATAGTAGATTCTTTTTGCTTTAGCTTTTCATTCAACTCTTTTATTGTTTCGTTGTTTTTGCAAGGATAAAAACCACCGTTATTTTCAAAATGCTTCGGTGTGATTTCAACTTTATGACCAGGCATAAGATTTGTCCGTTCATAAATTTCTATCGTAACAGTATCTTTTACAAGGCCAAAACCATATCCAGGATATTCAGATTTAATATTAGTTACGTGTCCGAACATTTCTCACTTCTCCCATTCTGGTTTATCTTCGTTTTTGCACATATTACCCAAAATATATTCTTTCTCGGTGTCATTGATAAATGATTTTAAATGCCCGAACCGCACGTTTCAACGGTAATCAACGCTCTGTCACCGTCTGAAATAACGTCTATGTTCGCATTTATTGCCGGTGATTCTATTGGATTTATTGACATAAATTATCCTTTCGATAATGAATTTACTTTGTCGATTAGCTCGTTGATTTTTGAAGCTACAGTTTGAATTGATTGATCGTTACTTATCCAACAGATTTTTTCTATTGGCGTTTCTTGCTCTTGTTTTATAGAGTTTTTTAAGCACTCACAAAAACCTTTATCAAGTCTTTCGTTATATTTTTTATTAGTTTCTCTAATAACTCTTGCTTCATTCTCTTCCTTTTCACGTTCTATTGATTCAGTAACAATTTTTACTCTTTCAAAAATTGATATGTCGTGTCCAATTCCAGGTATTTCAATGGTTAAAACAGTTTTTGGAATAACGCCATTTTCACGAACCACTTTAAAAATATTTCCAACTAACATTTTCACTTCTCCCATTCTGGTTTATCTTCATTTTTGCACATATTACCCAAAATATATTCTTTTTCAGTGTCATTGATAAATGATTTTAAATGCCCGAACCGAGCAAACCAATTGCCAGTTCCGTATTGACAATGAACTGTGTTGTTTGCATCACTCTCACGTGTGCAAAAAATATGCACGGTGTCGAAATGCTCGCGTAATTGTGAGGCGTGTTGCTTTATACGGTTAAAGTCGATGTCACGGTCGCTGATCATCGTTTTTATTCCTGATTTATTTTAGGAATATCAATATCGTTTAATGGACAATTTTCGCCAGGAGCATAGAAATATCCGCCTGCGTCTATAAAATCGCACCTATCACAATCAGGGCAATCGCTACATTTATCTATTATGCGAATAAATAATTTCATTCAAAGAATCCTTTTTCATGCGGTTCGTCTTGCATTTCAAACTCTTCAACCAAAATAACTGTATTCATATCAATGCAAGATATGGTGTCTTGAATATCCTGCGCCATACTTTCGGCTTTTGACTTGTCAAAGAAAGCAGCAAGATTTCTTGTAATGCTTGGAGAGTCTTAAACGACAACATAAATATTCATATCGCCAAGCTCATTCCGGTTGTTTGTGATTGTGAATACAACTTCATTAACGCATGGACAAGCACATCGACAATATCATCATTCACACCGTTAGGGAATACCGATAACTCCATCAATGCCGATTCCTTCCAGGTGCTATTTTCTGGCAAGTAAACATGGCCGCTCTCAATGATATGCGATACCGAATAAGCCCTTGACTCTTTGCTCTCATGCGGTGTAATTGGTATCATTCCAACAATCTCTTTTTTAAGCGTATCAATTACCGCCTGCCCGTTTGCCTTGTCTTCAATATACTTTTCTTGCACATAAGGATATCGCTTTAAAAAGTTTTTCAATTGTAAAATAGTTTCTGGGAAATCCCATTTACCGCGTATCATGTCAACAAAGTAGGTATCTGTTCCGCTCTTTGCAAAGATACCAGCTACCACATAATCACTCGTTGATACTCCTTTAAACGTGCAATCCATGACCAGTACCAAGCGGTCAACGCGCTGCGGTAATCGTTGCCAGTACCTCCACCATGTACGCTTGAAAAGACCACCTTCGGCCGGGGCTGGGCGCTGCTGATCCATTGAAGCATGAACGCGCTCTGATTTTTGCTTTGACGAAAGGATTTTCTCTTTTGAGTGCTTGGATTCCCAAAGAGCATCGCCTATTTTTCTATCGTCTTGATATTTTATTATTGATTCTTTAGGATATATTTTATCATACGCTCCGTCTTCTTCTCTAAGAGCCGGGAAAATTAATACCCTCCATTTTTCAGGCTCTAAAGACAAAAGCCTACCTGCCAAATCGTCTTGATGCCAGCGAGTGCAGGTGTAAACTATCCAGCTATTATTATGCAATCGCTTATCCAATACAGAGCAATACCAATTCCAAAGGTTATCTCTATATGTTGGCGATTGTGCTTCTTTGTCATCCTTTATAGGATCATCAATTACAGCTCCATCGACAGGATCACCAGACAAAGCCCCACCTATACCTACACTTTTTAATCTTCCATTATAACCAACAATATCAAACTGTTCTGTAGTCCTTGTCCAAACTCCATCTTTTGTACTTTGATATTTGCCTGCGAGCGTAGTTTCTGGGAAAAGTTTGCGGTATCTATCATCTTCAATAATGTTTTGAATCTCGCGGTTGTATTGTTCTGCTTTTGTAGCGTTATAACAAGCAAGAGCAATTTTTAAATTTTTATTTACCCCAAAAGCAAAAGAAATAGCCCGTCTTGTTGTAAGTTCGGTTTTACCATGTTGCGCAGGTGCAAATATCATCAATCTTTTATTTAGACCGTAAATTACTTTTTCAACTTCAAAGGCTATTATTTTGTGGAACCACTGAGGATCATACTGGTGATTTGTAAATTCACAAAAATCTATTAAATGATTTTTTGCAAGATAAACGGATAACTCAGATTCGTATGATGACAAGTTTTTAATGTCATCAAGAATCAAACTATTGTTCATTTTGAACGGTGGCCTTTTTTAATGTATCTCTTATTAGCCTTAATTGTTCAACTGGTATAGAATTAAAATTATATATTTTGTTATCAATATCTTTGTTGTTAGTTGTTACGTCTACCTTGTCTTTCCATGCGCGCCTATTTTTTAACCATATAAAAGCTGCTGCCGTATCTGGTGGATAGTGCTTTATAACTTGGTGCCTTTGAACCTCTGAGCCTAATCCATTACCAAGAGCCACTACTTTTAATTCTTCTTCTTCGCAGTCTGCTATGATTTTACCTTTTTTAATGGACTCCGAAAATTCTGGCTCTTTAATTTTCCAGAGGTTTATAGTTGATTCTGCGACATTAAAAAAATCAGCTAATTCTTCGTCTGTTGCACCAAGTTTGCACAGCTTTATGACTTGCTCATTATATTCTGGCAGGTATTTTGTGGGTCTTCCAACTGCGGTATTTTTTTTATTCATTATTCCAACTTGAAAATAATATTTATATCATAATATAATGATTGTTGCCGCTTGGCGCAAGATAAAAATGCAATATCCCCCTTTCCCCCATTGCGGCTATTACCAAGGGAAGGGGAGTTATTTACGGATTTTTCGCCGAGCTGTGATCTTATCGATTGCTCTACGGCGTGCTTAGCACCGATGATCTGCCGCGTCGAGTTTTGCGCCTGTTATTCAGCGCACCACGGGAGGGCTTTCGTCCAGCCCATCAGATCAAACCCCGATAGTAATATATAGGCAAACATTTTGAAAGTCAAATAAAAAAAAGCCCGGACATTCGCCACGGGCTTTCCGCACCCCGGTATAATTGCCGCGAGTGCATCGCGTACGCTGGATAAAATGTATTTTTACGCTCAATTTGTCAACACATTCCCAATTTTAATTTACATCAGGAAATAAATCTTCATTATATAAATCAACGACTTATGTATAAAAATGGAGTGAATGAAATTATTTTGTAGTTTTTTGTTGTTTTTTGTTGTATATTATTATGGTAGGCAGTAGATGAGATCAAAAATCAAAACAATCAAACAGAGGAGTAAAAAATGGAAAAATCAAAAAAAATAGCAGCTGCGGTTCAAATAATTCAGGCCATGTCCGAAACTATTCGCCAGTTAAAAAGAGTCCAAAGCGGATATTTGTATGCTCAGGTTATGCAGTATCTTACGATAGAAAAATACAACGAAATTATCGGTATTTTAAAATCCGCAAATTTGATTGCAGAAAAAAACCATGAGCTAATTTGGATAGGAGCGAAATAATGTCAAAACTACGCACCGGGCATACGCTCAAGCGCCTGCCCGTCATCGACACCATTCCAGACCTCGTCGTCGGCGTCCGCTTGCCGAAGATCACGGTATCTACCATCGACATCCACGCCAGAGCGTCAGGCCGGACCAGAGTAGGGTGGATACGCCATGTCATCGACAACGCGCTCATGGTGCAGGATGAGCGCATCACCTGGACGATAGGGCGCAAGGATGGTCTATGGTGCATATCAGATGGCAACGGAAATTTTATCTATCCCAAAACCAACTCTATCGATGCAGCATGGGAACTGCGGGACGAAATGAACGCCAAAACTGGAGGTGTAAAATGAGTACTCGACCTTCCGATTTTATCCCGGCGCTCATATCAATCGCTCGTTTTTTGCATGGTGACATATGCCCTTGCTATGATCCAGAGACAAAGCAACCAAAGCCATGGGAAGACTGTATCACGATTTTTAACGGTAAAATACAGCTCTGGTTTAACTCGTGCAAAACCAAATCAACGCACATCGTAACAATCACAGATCAAAGGGTGGCATGATATGGCAAAAATAAAAATTTACAAATGGTACTGTAATTCTTGCCCAGAAAGCGAACCGTGTATTTCTTTTGGAGTTTCTAAGCCTTTTATGTGTCCATATGGAACAGACGAAAGCATAAATTGGAAAATTGCAAAAGAACCAAAAAAAATGGAAATAAAATGCACTACGCAATCACACATTTAGACAATCGAATCATAGCACAAGGCGAAACCTTTAAAGAATGCCGTGATAATGCCGATAAAACCGGACTCTGGGGCAAGGCACCAGGTACAGCAGCACCGTATTTTTACACCACTAAAGAGGATTCGGGAAAAGAAGAATGAATGAAATTAAATTTTTTTTGTGTATGATAATTTTTGCTATTGTTACAAACAGAGAAAATTTGAACGCTTACGATATGGTTTTTGCTTGTTCTTTTGGTGTGCTTGGCTTTGTAAATTTAATTTTAGCTTTTTTTGAAAGGGAAGATAAATGACCACAACTGAAACCGAACGCCGCAACCGGCAAGTCGCTGTATGGCGAGCACTCGAAATACAACGCGACAGGGAGCGCCGTAAATCGAACATACGCGCCGATAGGCTCTGGACTATGCGAAAACACCTATCCGGCCTTAAACAGCCTAAAAACGAGCGAATAATCATAAACCGAGGGGTTGACTGCTATGCGTGAAATTGACCGTTTAAAAATTGCAATTTTGGAGGAGGCTGATTTTATTGAACGATGCAATTATCGTAGCTCAGAAAATATTACGTTGCGCGGAATCGTTGAGCGTCTACGTTTGATTGTATCGCATTATGGCGAAAACACTCGGGAGGAACTCGATGCTTGATCGCAGAAAAATGGTTTCAAACTGGATGATCTGCGATGACCGCGCATGGCTCGATGCTCAAAAGGAGCGCATGGAAAAAGCTGATCCGTCTCGCCCGTGCGAAATCCTTGAGTCACGCGGTAAAATTGCACTGTTTTTTACCAATGGATACTACCGCAAAGCAAAAAAAGGCGGTATCAATAAATGGGTGGTGACGGCATGAACACCGAAAAACCAAAAAAGCAGAACAAGGTCATGGTCAATTTTACGCTTGATAATATGGCCTATGTTTACCTAAAACGCATAAAACAGCGCGAGTGCATAAGTATATCAGCATACGTAAATCGGCTCATTTTAATGGACGCGATTGATAAAAACCGACCGTTTGATAAAAAAATAGTTTGACTTTTCGGCGGCAATGTGTATATTATTAACCATGACGAGATTCCATTTGTTTTTTATTAACTAACGCCTGCGCGGAATTAACCGCTCTTACCCGATGCATTTCCTCGTCAGAGTGCATCGGGACAGGTTTATATATCAAGGTTAATGCCTATGCCAGACTATTTTTCTCACGATTACAACGCCAGGAATGATCCAAAACTAATACGCCTTCAAATTAAAATGGGTATGGAAGGAATAGGTATTTTTTGGTGTTTAATTGAATTAATGTATGAACAAGAAGGTTATTTATTACTATCCCAATACGAATGTTATGCGTTCGCAATACGAACGAATTACGATAAAATAAAAAGCGTAATTGAAGATTTCGATCTGTTTGAAAATGACTCTGTAAATTTTTGGAATGAGTCTGTTTTAAGAAGATTAAAAATGCGTAACGAAAAATCAGAAAATGCCCGCAAGTCTGTAAATAAAAGATGGTTATACGAACGTAATACGACCGTATCCAATGTGGTATACGATGGTAATACTATAAAGGAAAGTAAAGAAATAAAAGAAAAGAAAGTAAATAAAGAGTTCTCACCGCCTCCGCTTATTGAAATTGAGTCTTACTTCTTTGAAAAAGGATATACTAAAGATCATGCTAAAAGATTTTTTGATTATTATTCAACAGCAAATTGGCATGACGGGCGCGGAGCAAAACTAAAAAACTGGAAACAAAAGGCAATTGCTGTATGGTTTAAAGATGAAGGTAAAATCGGAATGATCCAAGGTAAAAAAGAAGAATCATCACAAGAAGCTCTCGACCGCATTTATGGGAAAAGAAAATGAATGAATTAATAA